TACTGAGATGGACGAGCTTGCACAGATGGCTACCTCAAGTTACAAAGACTTGATGGACTTGGGTATGCAAGTAGAATCACGCTTTAGCTCAGAAATCTTCAATAGTGCAAGTAGTATGCTAGGACACGCTATTACTGCTAAGACTGCAAAGATTAATAAGAAGCTCAAAATGCTTGATTTGCAAATGAAAAAAGCACAATTAGATGCTAAAAATGCAGCTAAAACCGAAGAAATAGAATCTACCCCATTGGGAACAGGTCAATCGCTTGATCGTAATGACCTACTTAAGATGTTTAACACTAAAAACAAAGAGTAATGATAAATATATCATAAAGCTATTCAAGGATCCTATATGCGCAGTTTAAAACAATACATTGTTGAGAGTGTTCACACTTACAATTACACTATTAAGATCGCCGGACACGTTGATAAGAATTTTCTTGACATGTTCAAGTATAATCTCAACAAGTTTGACCCAATCAAGATTTCTGATCCCGTTTCAACGCCGATTCAGAAAAGCCCTTACGGGTTTCCTGATTTAGAGAACGAACCAGTTCATATCATCAAAGCAGAATTTCGCTATCCTGCAAATGAACCTATGATTCAGCAAATTGCGCAGTTGTTGGGTTATAATGTAAACTATGTTCGTGTTGTTGGCACTAACTTTGATGACAGCATCAATAGCGAGAGCGAAGGCTATGCTAACGAAGCTTCACATAGTCCTGTATTGAATCACGAAGAACTAGAAGAACAGCCAGGCGCTAAGGAAGCTGCTAAGGCATACGGCAATAGCTATCTTGATAGCATTCAAGATCAAATGAAAGATAATACAATCGACATTCCTTACGAAGGTAAGAAGACACCCAACGCATTTGATCCTTTCAAGCCAGAATCGCAGATGGCCTCGATGGGCAAAGAAAGTCCAATGAGCAAGGTCACTCGCCCGGCTAAGCCGCAGACAGGAAGAGGATAAGTTGATGAAAGACATTATGCAAAAACTAGCTGAGTTAGAAGCTACTGCTCCTAAAGTCACTAAGAAAAGAATGTTGAGAGAAGATTCAACTACTCCTCCGATGAAAGTAGCAAATAAGCCAGCATCACTTAAGGATGTTTTTGAAAATATGGCAATGCAAAAGCCTATTCCTGTTGTAGGTAAGCAAGGTGATACCCAGTCGACTGGCGCAGGCTTCTTAAACATCAATGATACTTCTCCTGCAGGACAAGCAATGCAGAAAGCATTGACTGATTTAGCAGCACAAGGTAAAGCTCAGATTGTTGTACCAACTCAGCCCGGACAACAGCCGCAGGCTACTGCTGCTGGTCAACCTAACCCAAATCAAATGCAGGCAGGTCAACAAGCAATGCAAGAAGAATCATCTGCTAGCGGCTCTAAAGAAGAATTGGCCAAAGAGATTTATAAAATTTACGATAGAATCCGTCAGCAAGAAAACAGCGGAGTTGTCGGTAGCTTACCCCAGATGAGTAAGAAACTTGAACAGTTAAAATCTACTTGGAATTACAACGAAGACCCGATTAAATTAGGATTACAACTATGGCAGCAGTATCATGCCGATCAGAAAGCAGCCAAATCAGCAAATGATATCTCCAACAAAGCGATAGAACGACCACAACAAAAATCATTTATGGGTCGTATGGCAGACAAAGCTAAACAGGCTGTTGGCATGAAAGAAGGTAAAAAGGTTGATCGCATGGTCAAGCACATTGAAAAGTCTGAAAAGAAATTAGGCAAGTCAAAAGGCGAAGCAGAAGATATTGCATGGGCAACTGCTAATAAGCGCGGCATGCTTGACAACAAGAATAAGAAAAAAGTTAAAGAGGGCGATCTTCCATCATCTGCTGGCGTAGATACTAAGGGAGCTGGCTTAGGCGCTGGCCGTAGTCCAACAACATTAGAAGGAAAAACTATGAATAAGAAAGCAAAGCCAGATTTCCTTGATATCGACAAGGATGGCAACAAGAAAGAACCAATGAAGAAGGCAGCAGCCGACAAAAAGAAAGCACCAGTTAAAGAAGGCATGAATGGCCGTATTGCTGCTGCTCGTCATGAAGGCCGCGCTGATGGATTGCGTGGCGCTGCGAATCGTATCAAGCATTATGATGATCTTGAAGAAGCTCGTGCTTATCACGCTGGATACAAAGATGGTCTTGATGAGTGCTATGGTCAGGGCGTATATGAAACTGCTCCTGCAATGCCAGCAGCAACAGTTCCTGGTATGGCAAGCGCAGCAATGCCTGCTATGGAAGCTGAATTTGATGAAGGAAATGCATTCACTGCTGCTCTTGCAAAGACTCCAAAGGGCGGCAAGTTCTCAGTAGGTGGCAAGACATTCACCGATCGTACAGGATACGATGCTAAAGTGAATGAATATGCGTTTGAATCATGGGATAGCCAACTTAATGACTTACTAAACGAAGGTCTTTCGGTATCAATCTCAAAAGGCCAAGAAAATGCACCTGACTCAGTGACTATTACTGCACAAGATGCAGAAGCAGAACATCTTCTTGCATTTGTAAAGAACGCAGGTCTCGGTCTCTTCGGTGATGACAATGCAGATACACATTCAAGTGCAATGTCAGTTCAACCTTCACATGGTGCACCAGACGAAATTGGTGCAGGCGGCGTAGACATTGGTGTAGTGGACGGTCATGATGGTATGATGGGCTTGATGCAGAAATTATCAGGCATTCAATCTGATGGCGCAGAAGACTATGCAGACGAAGAAGGCGACGAAGAACAGCTTTATGGTAATCATGAAGAAACTAGCAAGAAAGATTGCGGATGTGACGGCGACTGCGAATGCAGTGATTATGATCAACCTGCCAATGAACAATCATGCAACGAATGCGGTGGGATGATGGAAGCTGGTCACTCATGTGGTTCAAAAGAAGTAGTTGACGAAGTAGAGTCAGAAGACCAAATGGAATTTGAAGTTTCTGAAGCTAATGCTCCAGACTCAGGTGCCGATAACTCATCAAATGATACGCAGGGCAATGCTGCTGCAAATGCATCACTTGCTAAAGCTGATGCCGGTCAAGACATAGAAGACGGAATGAGCGATCAAGCTGTTCAAGAATCTGATGACGAAGAAGAGGAAACTGTTGCTGAATCGTTCGCTAATCTTTTCAGAAAGCTTTCGTTCATTGCAGAAGAATCACAATCAGAAGAAGATGACAAAGCTGAAAAGGCTGCTAAGAAAGTCGCTAAGGATATCGAACATGACGAAGGTCATAAAGGTAAAGACGATGACAAAGCAGAAAAAGCCGGCGAAAAAGTAAAGAAAGACATCGAATATGATGACAAGAAAGACAAGAGAGAAAAGGTTGATGAGTGGGCAAATCAAGTAGGTTCTGGTCCTGGTAAAGGAACAGACGCTTCATTTCAACAAGACATTGACTTTATGACTAAAGTAATTGCCGGTGGCTTAAACAAGCCTAAGTCAACTGGTCAAACAACAATTCCTGTTATTGCAGGTCAAGATGATCGCATGATTGACAGTCCTAAGGATTGGGCAACTCTTGCAGGAATCAAAAGGTAATAATAATACTTCAATAATTAAAATAGCCGGGCTAGTTTCCGGCTATTTTTTTGCCAGTTGTAAATGAATCCAGAACGATAAATACAGTAAGACTAATAGTAGGATGTTAATACATGGCCCAAAAAAATATAGATTTTGGTAGTTTCCCGGATGATCCAAATGCGGATGCAATCAGAACAGCATTCCAAAAGGTACAAGAAAACTTTACAGAATTATTTTCTGGCTTGCAAGAACAGGCAGTGTTGTCAGTTAACAGAGTTCCAGGCACTGGTACTACAGTTAACTCTCCTACTGGAAACGTTATTATCAGTGCTAATATTGCGCAAGTTAGAGCAGAAAGTACTACTTTAAATCTTTCTGCCGGAGCCGGAACACCTGGACCACTAGCAGTTGTAACGCAAGGCTCTACCCCTCTTGTCATCAACCTCCCGTCAACTATTACAGGAGTTGCTAACTTACAATTATCAAGTACATTGACTGCTCAAACAGTAAATGTTAACGCACAGATTAACGGGAACACTGCTAGTTTTACAGGTAATATATCTACTACAGCCAATTTAATATCCAACAATATAATTAGTAATACGTTAGTAGTAAATGCCAATGCCAATGTTACTGGTAACCTAAACGTAACCACTAATGCAAATGTAACGGCAAATGTTAATGCAGGGAATGTAAACGCCACTGCTGCGATCTCTGCTGCATCTGCTAATATTACAGGCAACGCTAACGCTAATATTGTAAATGCTAACTTCTTCTACGGAGACGGCAGCAATCTTACTAATGTATCTGCATTAGCAAATACTAGAATTTTAAATGGCACCAGTTATGCTAACATCAGTGATGCTGGCGGCAATCTAAATATTGTGATTGCTGGTACTACCACAATGGTCGTAACTTCTATTGGATCAAACATCTCCGGCGCATTAGCAGTTACCGGAAACATAACTGCTGGTAACTTAGTTGGTTCATTAGCAAACGGTAACTCAAACGTAAGCATTCCTGCTGCTGCTGGTAACGTATCTGTATTTGTAAACGGTACTGCAAGAGCTAACTTTACTACTACTGGACTTACCGTTGTCGGTGTCATCAGTACAACTAGTAACGCTAACCTAGGTAATCTAGGAACAGCGCAAGTTCTTGCATCTGCAAACGTAACTACACCCCAATTGATTAGTAACGTTGCAACCGGCACTGCTCCACTCGTAGTCACGAGTACAACTCGTGTTGCAAACCTAAATGTTAATTATGCAAACGTTGCCGACTTCATCAGTGTAGCGGCTGGAACGGGAAATAACTTCCTTATCTTTGCAAATGCGGCGACAGGTAACGTAACAGAATTAACAAGCACAGGTCTTACTGCTAATTTATCAAACAACTCTATCACTGCAACTACGTTTGTAGGCGCTCTGTCTGGTGCTGCAACAAGTGCCACTACAGCGGGTACTGTAACAACTGCTGCTCAACCAAACATTACATCAGTTGGCACACTAACATCATTAGGAGTTACCGGCACAACTACATCAGGCAACTTTGCAACAGCCGGCAACATTACTGCAAGTACTTTAATCTCAAACGTAGCAACTGGTACTGCTCCATTAACAGTCACTTCGACTACTCGTGTTGCAAACTTGAATGTTGCTCAAGCAAATGTCTCTGATTTGATGAGTGTAGCTGCCGGAACAGGAAATAACTTCATTGTTTTTGCAAACGCAGCATCAGGCAATATTGCAGAACTAACAAGTACAGGTCTTATCGCTAACTTATCAAATAACTCCATCACTGCAACTACATTCGTTGGTGCATTAAGTGGTGCAGCTACTACCGCCGGCACAGTAACAACAGCAGCACAGCCAAATATCACTAGTGTTGGTACACTAAGCTCAGTTGCAGTAACCGCAAATGCTAACGTTGGCAATTTAAATGCAACTACTGCGGTTGTCGCAAGTACATTAACCTCAAACGTAGCAACTGGTACTGCTCCATTGACAGTAACATCTACTACTCGTGTTAGTAACTTGAACGTTGCGTATGCTAACGTTGCAGATAACATCAATGTAGCCGCAGGTACAGGAAATAACTTCATTGTTTTTGCAAATGCAGCAACAGGCAATGTAGCAGAATTAACAAGTACTGGCCTAACTGCTAATCTATCAAACAACTCTATTACTGCAACTACGTTTGTCGGTGCCCTATCTGGCGCTGCTACAAGCGCAACTACTGCCGGTACAGTGACAACTGCTGCTCAACCAAATATTACATCGGTTGGCACTCTAACCTCAATTGGTGTTACCGGTAATATCACATCAGGCAACGCTAACTTAGGCAATCTTGCTAGAGCAAACTTCTTCCAAGGTGACGGTAGTTTATTAACAAACATTTCAGTAAGTACTGGTTCATTTATTATCAACGGAACCTCTGAAGTAAGAGTAGACAATAATAGCAATGTTAGAATTACGTCAGGTGGTACCGCTAACGTATTAGTAGTAACCAATGCAGGAGCTAACATTGCAGGGTATGCCAATGTTACCGGAAACATCACAGCAGGAAATATATCAGCAACATCGCTTGCCGGCAACTTAACAACTGCTGCACAACCTAATGTCACTAGCGTAGGTACATTAACTGGACTAAATGTTTCTGGAGTAAGTAATTTAGGACCAAATAGCAACGTCATCATTACCGGCGGTGTCGCAAATGCATTCTTAAGAACTAATGGTAGTGGCAATCTAACTTGGGACACTGCAACTCTAGTTCCTGCACAAGGCGCTAATTCTCAAGTTATTTTCAATGACGGTGGCTCGACTTATGCAGGTAACGCTAATTTAACCTTTAATAAAACTAGCGGCACTCTATCAGCCGGTGCGGTGACGGTAACCGGCAATGTTGGTGCAGGTAACATTACTGCAACAAATATTACCGGTACATTAACTACTGCTGCTCAACCAAACATTACGAGTGTTGGTTCGCTAACTTCACTTGCTATAGACACTACATTAAATGTTACTGGTAATGCTAACGTAGGCAACTTAGGGACTGCACGAGTACTTGCTACCGCAAACGTAACTGCTCCTCAGTTAATATCTAACGTAGCAACTGGTACTGCTCCATTCATAGTTACAAGTACAACTCAAGTTGCAAACTTGAGCGTTGCTACGGCCGGGTCTGCAACAACTGCTGGTTCAGCAACAACCGCCGGTACAGTAACAACAAACGCACAACCTAATATCACGAGTGTAGGTACTTTAACTACGTTATTGGTAAGTGGAACTATCAGCGCCGGCAACGTTTCTGTTACTACAGGAACAATTACGTCTAACTTATTTTCCGGGAATGGTGCAAACTTAACAAATCTAACCGGAGCTAATGTTACTGGTACTGTTGCTAACGCAACATTTGCAACGTCTGCTGGTTCTGCTACAACTGCTGGTTCTGCTACAACTGCTGGTACAGTAACAACAAACGCACAACCAAATATCACTTCTGTCGGAACGGTAACTGGGTTAACCGTAGGTAACGTAACAGCAAATATAGTGTTTGGTAATGGCACAATCAACGCAACAGGCAATGCTAACGTAGGTAACTTAGGTACTGCAACAGCAATCATTACTACTGGTAATATTACTACTATCAACAGTGGTTTGCTACAGAACGGTACTTCAAATGTCGTAGTTACCGCAGCTGGTGGAAATGTTAACTTAGGTGTAGCTGGTACTACTAGAATCACTGCTACATCAACAGGTGCCAATGTAACAGGTACATTAGGTGTATCAGGTAATGCTAACGTAGGCAATCTAGGCACAGCACAAGTACTTGCAACTGCTAACGTTACTGCTCCTCAATTTATCTCAAATGTTTCTACTGGTACTGCTCCGCTTGTGGTTACCTCAACTACTCAGGTTGCAAACTTAAATGCAGCAACCGCAGGTTCAGCAACTACAGCAACTTCAGCAACTAACGCAGCGGCAGTATTGAATAACGTGAGATCAACTGGTACTTATTATCCGGCGTTTATCTCTGCTACTGCAAATGGCAACTATGCACTTAACTCAAATACAGCATTTAGTGCTAATTTAGCAAATGGTGGTCTAACTGCAACTACGTTTGTCGGTAATGTTATCGGTAATCTATCTAAATCAGATGGAACTAATTTTGTTACAACCATTACACCGTCGACGGTATCTGGTGCGTATTTTGGACCTACTGCTGCTGTATCATATGATGTTTCGCTTGAAAGATATAGAGGCAACATTACCACTTACACCGAAGTATTAAATGGTGATCAGTTGGGCGAAATTAATTTTAGAGGTTGGGATGGATTCAGTCCTAATACTGCTGCATCTATCACCTCTATTGTTGATGCTACATATACGTCAGGATCAGGTTCGGCACCTGGTGCGATTGTATTCAATACTGCAAACGCAGCGCAAGGTGGTGTCCCTACTGAAAAGATGAGAGTAGCAAGTACTGGCAATGTTGGTATTGCTAATACTAATCCAGGACACACTCTCTCTGTAACTGGCACATTGAGTGCTTCCGGTAATGCTAATGTGGGTAATTTGGGAACGGCACGAGTACTTGCTACCGCAAACGTAACTGCTCCTCAGTTAATATCTAATGTAGCTACCGGCACTGCTCCATTCATAGTTACAAGTACAACTCAAGTTGCAAACCTAAGTGTTGCTACTGCTGGTTCTGCGACAAGCGCAACCACGGCAGGTACTGTAACAACTGCTGCTCAACCTAATATTACAAGTGTTGGTACTCTCACTTCACTTGCTGTATCCGGAAACGTTACCACTGCATTTATTACAGCCTCTGGCAATATTACAGCAGCCGGCAACACTATCTCAGGTGCAAATATTGTTGCGACCGGATACCATATTCGTTCAGTAGAGACAGGTATTATTGCGTTAGGACTCACTCAAGGGACCGCAGTTGCTCTTACTAAAGAAATAAATGTAGTCAGTACAGTAGTACCACTATTGAATACTGGGGTAAAATTACCAGTAGCTACTCCTGGCATGATAATCACTATCACTAATACGTCTGCTAACGCTCTTTCGGTTTGGCCTAATACAGGTGCTGATATCAATGGCGGAACAGTTAACACGGCGTACTCACACTCAGCCGGCGCAACATTACAATACGTAGCACCGACTTCAACTGACTGGTATACAGTCGGAGCGACATTTGCTTAACATAGAAAGGTAATATTATGGCAAAATCAGTAAATTCAACTCAAAAAGTATCATTCTCTAATCAAGTAAAGGGAAAGACTTCAATTGGGGCGTCACATAGTAGTATTAAGTTTTCTACTATGAATAAGCACAAGCGTAAAAATTATAAAGCATATAGAGGTCAGGGAAGACCATAATTAAAACAGGGGGAAATTATGAGTAGAGTAACATTAGAATTATTGAGAGAAGTATGCCCGAAGACCAAGGCAACTGTTCTTGCAAAATATGTAGAACCGCTAAACAAGATCGGTGACCACTTTGACTTATTCGAGAATCCAAAGAGAATGGCTGCATTCCTAGCACAGATTGCTCACGAGTCCGGCGGATTCAACTTTGTTAAGGAAGGGTTGAACTATAGTGCTGCGTCACTTAGAAAAACTTGGCCAAAACGTTTCACTACACTAGAAATCGCAAACCAATATGCTCGTAAGCCAGTAAAGATTGCAAACAAAGTCTATGCAAATCGCATGGGCAATGGAACAGAAGCATCAGGTGACGGCTACAAATTCTGCGGTCGTGGACTAATTCAGTTGACCGGTAAAGATAACTATAGTCGCTTTGCTAAGTCACTAGGCATGTCATTGGATGAAGCTGTTGCATATCTTGAAACTGCTGAAGGTGCTGTAGCAAGTGCTGGTTGGTTCTGGGACGCAAACAAGCTAAGCATCTATGCAGACAAAGGTGACTTTGTTGGCTTAACTAAGCGTATCAATGGTGGTACTATTGGTCTAGCTGATAGAAAGCATCACTATGATATTGCATTGAAGGCATTAAAGTAATATAATTATGGCACAACCCATTTGGAACACCCCGGCTGGTAATATAGGAGCATTTACTTCTGGATCTATTGTCAATTTTCAATTGTCCGCTACTCCTGTATCACCGGCCATCTCAGTCACATATGAACTGATTAGTGGTGTACTACCTACAGGTACTTCACTAACTACCTCCGGGGTGATATTTGGTAGAACAGAACCGGTTTTGGATAACACACCATATACATTTGTAGTAAGAGCAACAGATAATCTTGGAAATATTCGAGACAGGACGTTTAACATAAGTTTGTCCGGGATCGACGCTCCTGAATTTGTAACCCCTTCCGGGACACTATTTGTGACTAATGATAGCATATGGATAGAATATCCTATCAGATATAATGTGCCAATTGCAGATACACCAACGTTGATTGCATTAGTTCAGGGTACTCTTCCACCTGGTTTGGAAATAAACGAATTTGGATTAATAAGAGGATATCCCAATCCTCCTGTCGTGAACGTATCCTTGGGTTCTGTCACTACTGCATCACTTGCTGTATTAGATAACACAATCACCTGCTATAGTACTTTGGGATTTAGTGTCGGACGACCTGTATCATTCTCCGGTACTGTACTAGGTGGCCTTACGGCAGGAGAAACGTACTATGTCAGAGAAGTAATTAACTCTACTACGTTTACAATATCTACTACCGTTAACGGTCCAACATATCAACTATCAAATGACGCCGGGTATATGGATGTACTGTTACCTAATATTTCTGTCGGTCAACCCACCATTGAAACTTATGAATTTACATTAAGATTGATTACTGATTTTGGAACTGCTCTACAAACATATTCGATTACAGTAGTAAATCAAAATGCACCGCTATCTATCGGTGGTCCAAGTCGGCCCCTCAATACTAGAATACCTACAATACTGAATACTAGACCGCTAACATATAATATTTTAGTGAATGATATTGATTATGCTTTCTATTTGTTCCCACCTAATTCCGAAGGTAGAACATACCTTCCCACTCAATTTGCTTATATCGGAAAAAGTAGTAGTAATGACAGATTTTCTTTTCAAATATTAGGAAAAGATTTTGATAACAGTGAACTTGAATATGTTTTTGCTGATCTACCATTAGGGTTGTTTGGCGATAGTCAAACGGGTTGGATAACAGGCAATCCTGTGATTGCGGATAACTCAATCAGTGAATTTACCTTTTCAGTAGCGGTTCGTAAAATACAAAATCCATCAATAACATCACCGTTCGTGAATTTCTCATTCCAAATTAGGAATGCGTTGAACGGGAACATTATTTGGGTCAGTCCTGAAAATTTAGGAACAGTATTTAATGGAACTACTAGCACTCTTAGGGTGTCGGCGGCTAGTGATATATCTCTACAATATCGCATTGTATCAGGTTCTCTTCCGGCTAATCTTGTGCTACTCGATTCTGGAGAATTAGCTGGCAATATTGCTTTTCAACCTAGCGATACTTTCACCGACGCCAATCAGACTAGGGATTTTACGTTCACCATTGAAGCATATTCTCCGAATTTTGCCATAGTCAGTTCACAACGAACATTTACACTGTCAGTGGAGCAACTGTTCCCATATCCAACGGATACTCTTTATATTAAATGTTCTTCAAGTATTCCAGACAGAGAACTACTAAAGACACTACTTGATAATGATAGCTTGATTCCTAATGAAATGATATATAGACCAAATGATATCAATTTTGGTAAAGCAACAAGTATCATATATGAACATGCATACGGAATAAATTCTAGTTCATTAGATGAATACATAGCCGCGGTGACTATAAATCACTATTGGAGACAAATTACATTAGGTGAAATAAAGACTGCAATTGCTAGAGACGAACAAACTGGCGAAATTATATATGAAGTCGTATATAGCAGTGTTATTGATAATTTAGTAAATCCAGCTGGGCAAAGTGTCAGTAAAGAAATATTTTGGCCAAGATTTATACCCTTAAATGAGGGCCCTTGGTACACAAGTTCCACTGACATATTCACGAGCTATATCGGACAGGGCGGACAAACACAGTTCTATACTAGTTTAACACCAGGATTTGCTAGATTGCTATATCCTAATAGTTTACCTAATATGAGACAACAAGTAATCGACGTAATAGGAAGTGAAGAAAATACCTATATCTTGCCATTATGGATGACAAGTCAACAACTAGACGGTAATACCTTAGGCTACACCCCCGCTTGGGTAATATGCTATACTAAACCGGGCTTTGCAGAAATCATTAAGAGCAACATAGAAAACAATTGGAAAAATCCAGTAGGACAGATACAGCGTCTTAATCAAATCGCTTTCAATATCGATAGATTTACGGTTGACAAAAGCACTACGTACAACTACGATAATAACTTGGTGCCTCCAGCTTGGACTGCATTGCCGAGTGGTGATCCGGTTCCCGATCCTATTGATAGCCAAGATTTTTATGTCTTATTTCCCAGACAGACAATTTTACCTAACGATACCCAGTATCCACGATAAATATATTATGGAACAAAAATTATGAGTCAGATTAACACAAACGGAATCAACACTAACTATCCAGTACCCGGCGAGAACAACAGTTCTCAGGGGTTTAGGGATAACTTCGCTCAAATCAGGAATGGATTAAACACGGCTGGAACTGAGATTACTGATCTTCAGAATAAAGTAGTGTTGAAAGCCGCACTGAATAATGCAGTATTGAACAATGACATGGCTAACACACTAATTAGCAATGCATCTACTAGAGGCTGGCGCGGCACTACATATAATCTCGGTAATGCATTGGTAGGTACTGTTCTAGTAGATGTTAACAGAGCAGATGTTCATTATGGTACATTAACTGGAAACCTTACCTTGCAATTTGGTAGCTGGGCTCCTGTAAACACTGAAAGCTCAGTAACCGTTAGATTAGCAGTCGCTAACGCAAATGCGGTTATATCATTGCCTAGTGAAGTAGTTTCGTCAAATAACAATTTTGGTGTCACTATTATAGAGAATTACAAGGATATTAGCAATGTTGCTACTATTACAGCACCGGCTAATGTTCAAATTTTGGAATATACTTTCACTTCAATTGATTGCGGCAACACTATCACGATGAGTCCAGTTAATCGTTCTTATCAATCAACTCAAATCATCAATCGTGATCCTCCCCCCACAGGGTTTCCGGGAGATGCTCCCGGAACTGTTGCAGTTGGAAATAGTGTGGGCGAGCTTAACGTTACTTCCACTATTGGTACCGGCAACTACATTATTGTAAATTCAACTTCCGGTCTGTATCCTGAATTACCTATCGTGTTTACTGGTAATACTGATGCTGCTAATAGCAACCTTACAGCAGGAACTACTTACTTTGTAAGTACAGTTGCTAATGCTACTGCATTTACTGTTGCTACTACAGCAGGCGGAGCGGCACGTGATGTAGGTACAAGCTCTCAAGCATTTAATGGTAATCCAACTAGCTATCTATATGTTTGCACCGCAGATTTTAATTCAACAGTGAATGCTAAATCAGTATCTAATACTTTTAGTTCTGGAAATATTATTCAACTCAACAATACTAGTAGCTTAGCGGTAAATGCTCCAATTATCTTTACTGGTAATGTGGATACTGCAAACACTAATATTGTAGCTAACAATGTGTATTACATTAAGACCATTGCATCACCTAACATTACTATTAGTGGTACAAGAGTAGCAGGTACTGCTGGAGGCGTTGTCGCTATAGGCAACCTCGGTGTGACTGCCAATATTACAGCTACAGCCATTATCGGTACTGATATTTGGAAAAGAATAGAACTGACTTCTTGGTAAGACATGGAACATCCTTTTTTAACAAGCAAAGATTTAGAAGACAAGTCAATGGAAGAGATACAGGAAGCCATAAGTAATATTATGAATAAACTCACCTTTGCTTACAGAACACAAAACGGTCCGCTAATACATCAACTTCAAATGGTTCTCGAAAGTCATAGAACGCAGTATTTTAAAAAGACTGATGAAGTTTTTGCTAAGCAGAAATTGAACAACCAAATCAACATTCAGAGTGATAGATAACGATGCACACCCGTATTGAACGAGATTTCTGTTTTCAAACAGGCTTGTATTTTGAAAACAAATTTCATGTGAATGTGTATGACATAACTGTATCTATGTTGGTAGAAACTGATTCAATCAAAGAACAAAATATTGCAATGGATAGAGCTATCTATTTGTTGAGCGAATTAATTACTAATTCAGTATTTGTAAACTCAGCTAATAGTGATATCATTAAGAAGTATGAAAATGTGGACTTGAGAGTATGTGAATTACCACAAGAACCATATGATCAAATTATAGCAATGGTACTGTTACTTAAGCTTAACAGCATTATGGAAAATAGATTAAAGATTACTGATTTGGTTATAGGTTCAACTATGAGCGACGGAGTAAGATTTAATTTAGTATCAGAAACAGCAGAAAGTACATTTAGTGGAAAATACTGGTGGAACAGTCCCTGTTTAGCAATCACGAATCATGCAACTGATGGCATAGACCACAATAAAGTAATCAAATTATTTAATGATGATTGGACTGGTTTGGGCTTATCTTGGCGAGAAACGGCTAAAAATTAACTTGAAATCCTGTTAATAATAGTGTAAGATAACACTATGTTCAAAGATAAGTATGGTCAGTTAATATTCAATGAGAATGATTTGGTAGATTTGTATCTAACCAACACTGAATTCTCTACCAAAAGAGAAATATTAGTAGAAAACGATATTTTGTTTGATGACTCATTAGATTTAAAAACGCCTACTAAAGTAAAAAAATATCAAAAACTAGATATTTCTATCGAAGATTTCGATATTCAATCAAGTAACACATGGCACTTCCCGTCTGAATACCAAACATTTGACATAGCTAAATTCGTATTAGACCAATGTCAATCTGAAACTGAACTGCAACGAGCAGGAGAAGAACTATTAATGTTTCAGGAACGAGATATGTTAATACTACTTAAGTATTTGAAATATCTAGTTGACACCATGAGAAATAATAACATTGTTTGGGGTGTGGGAAGAGGATCATGCGTAAGTAGTTTTGTCTTGTTTCTTATTGGAATTCACAAAATCAATCCGATATACTATGATCTTGATGTCAGTGAATTTTTAAAATAGATGATTAGATACACATAAATAATACAGAGGAGTAACTTATGGCAAAATATAGAACAGCAATGGGTAAGGTAGTTGATATGTCGCAACTTGCTGCCAAAAACGAAAGAGCCCGCGCAGTAGGTAATATGAGCGTTAATGCTAGAGGCGATACTATTGATGCTACTGGTAAAATTGTATTACCGGTAACTAAAAAGGTCGGAGACAGATACCAAAAGACTGTCAGTAACCGAGCAGCAAATATCGTAAAGAAAAAGCAAGTAGATAGCTTCACGCCTATTGAATCAGCACCTGCTCCCGAAACTAAAATTGACTTATCACAGTTAGTAGAAGAAGAACTAGAGTTTTTGGATACTACTGAGGAAGATGAAACAATTGATAGAATTAAAGCTATCGAAGCAGCTAAAGCCTTAGAAGCAAACTTAGTACAAGAATCTAAGAAGATTAAAATTAAGCCTGCAAGTGAGGCACCGGACTCGTTTGATCCTAGCAAAGATTGATATATGGCAGAAAAACGTAACTTATCTACAACAAAGTTTAAAGAGTTTAAAGCAATTGGAGATCACATCCTAGTTCACGGGATGGAATTCAGAGAGCGTCTAAGTCGTGGTGGCATCATCATGATTAACGATGATATGAAAAGCGCAGGGATTCGTCCAAGATGGGCGCAAATATACTCAATAGGACCTAAATGTAAAGAAGACCTTAAAGTAGGTGATTATATTATGATAGCACACGGTCGCTGGAGTCGTGGTATGACCATTGAAGACTCTGAAGGCGAGAAAACGATCCGTAAGGTAGATCCAAACGATATTTTATTAATTAGCGAAACACCAGTAAACGATTATACAATGACAGATAAAGAATACTGATAGGATTGGGAAAGTGAGAAATAATTGAATGATTGCTGCAATGGATCAATCACTTTCCCAATCTATTTGACATTTTTCTCAACTTATACTATACTAAGATATGAATAAAAAACCCGACACCACTACAATCATCGCTACAGCAGCAGT